AAGACGGCTTTGCACAACGCCGCGCCTATGAGAATCAAAGCTACCAGCAATCCACAAACAAACTCTTTGAGGGCGAACTTGACTACAAGCGCAAGCAGTATGAATTATATTGGCGTTGGGTTGAGAATATGGGTAAGGATGTTGCCGATAAACAATTTGCCTCCTTGCTACAATCTGGTGGCTCTTATAAAGAGTATATCGAAAAGCAGATAGCCGAATTACAGGGCAAGAAACAAGCTGGCGTACTCACCGAGGGCGAGGGCAATTTCCTTATATCCTTGAATGTGCAATATGATGAACTTACTGGCGCAAGAACCGCACTTGAGGCGTTTAAGCAAGCTGTAAGTGAAACCATAGGGCGTAGCCAGACCCTTGCCGAAAAATTGGAGGCCGTTGCTGACGCAAAGCGTAAATTGGAGAATGGCGAAAGTGGCATTGTCAACGATGATGACAGAGCAGCCATGAGCCTTGAACTATCCAAGCAGGAGGCCGACCTACAAAAGCAGGTACATGAAACCGTGCTTAATGATTATCGCACCTTTGAGGAACAGCGTAAATCAATCACTGAGGAATATGCGTTGCTCCGTGCTGAGGCTGAACGTATGGGCGATGAGGAGCGTATCAAGCTAATCAACAAAGCCGAAACGGAGGCTCTTTCCGCTCTTAATACTGGATTTCTCCTGCAAACCGATAGTTGGAAAAAGTTGTTTAGCGACCTTGACACCCTTTCCGTGGGGCAAATTCAAAAGCTGGTGAGCGATATTGACAAGCAATTAGCCGCCGGCACGTTGAAATTATCCCCCGTGGACTATAAGGCCGTTATTGAAAGCCTTAACCAAGCCAAGCAGCGCATACAGGAGCTTAACCCCTTTGCTGCCTTAGATACATTCTTTAACGACTACCTCAAAGCTAAACAGAAATTGGCGAAAGCGAAAGCCGCATTAGCCAAAGGTGAGGGGTCAAAAGAGGATGTTGAAAGCGCGGAACGAGAGGTTAAATCCGCTGCCAATGGTATCACTCAATCCGTGGAGAAAGTGACGGATATAACCACTGATTGCGCCTCGTCCTTGCAAAGTATGTTTGACGCACTGGGCATGGATGGTGTATCTGATGGCATAGGGACTGCAATAGAACTTATGGGCGAGTTGGGTAATGCCGCCGCGTCCGTGGGTCAGTTTATGGCTGGCGATGTCGTAGGTGGTATAACCGGCATGATTTCCTCTATAACATCGGTAATTGGCATATTCGCAAAAATGCACGATGCGAAATATGAGAAAAAGATACAAAATCTCCAAAAGCAGATTGACGCTCTGGAACGCTCATACTCACGCCTTGAACGTGCCTTTAATAATACCTATTGGGTGTTCAACGATGAGGAACGTGCCGGATTTGAGCGTAATATCCAACTCATAGAGGACCAGATAGCCGCCCTTGAACAGCAACGCCAAACAGCCCGCCGCGCATGGGATTTTGCACAATACGCACAACTCACAGCCCAAATTAAGGACTTGAACCAGCAGCTATCAAAAGCCAAAGAGGGTGATGATATGCTGGGCTTGTATGAGCAGCAAAAGGCAAGCCTCCGTGAGCAGCAGGAGCTGATGAAACAGCAAATCCAAGCTGAAAGAGATAAGAAAAAGACCGACAACGACAAAATCCAACAATGGAATGATGCGATAGAGCAGATAGAGCAACAGATTGAGGACTTAGACCGGCAAATGATGGAAACCTTTGCCGGAACGACCACAAAGGAAGCTCTGGACCAATACGCAGATGCCATTGTTGACGCATATTGTGCCGGAGAGGACGCAGCAAAGGCTTTGGGTGATACCACACGCGAGGTATTGAAAAAGGCCGTTGTTGACGCTCTCAAACGAAATTTTCTTGCAAAGGCAATGGATGATGCTATTCAGTATCTGGGCGAGGCTATGTCTGACGGGGAATTGACAGCCCGTGAAAAAAGCAAGTTTGAGGCTCTTGTTAATGCCGCCGGCGCAACATTCACCAACGCTCTTGAGGCGGTGGGTGATTGGATAAAAGATATTGATGATGAAGCCACAAGCTCCGACCCCTTGACGGGTGCCGTTACCTCAATGAGTGAGGAAACCGGGGGCGTGATTGCGGGCCGCCTTAACGCTTTCATCATTAACCAGACCGACCAGACAAGCGTAATGCGCCAACAGCTCTTGCAACAATCGGCTATTGTTCAAAACACTGCAACCGCCAATGTAATTCTTGCCGAGGTGCGAGATACCCTCAAGCGCATAGAAACGAAAGATAATTCTTTACTCTCACAAGGCATATCGTAACATGGAACTGATTCAGCAACTCAAAATAGATGGCATAGCCAAAGGGTTGTGCCGCCCGTGGCAAGGAAAACTCCACATAGGGTTATCCACCGAGGAACTTGTAAAACTCTACATTCAGGGAATAGATTTTTGCATTTCCGAGGATTACCCCACGTTAGACTTTCTCCGTGAGCATTTCCGGGGCAAGTGTGAGCCTTTCGGAGTGTATGTTGATGATGAGATACCCCCGACCAAGAATAAGCCCGATATGGTGCTTAACGGGGCTTGTAAAGCTCTGGTGGAGTATGACGGTTATTCAGTATCGCGCCTATATGTGCGCCACGATAGCGAGGTAGCCGTGAATGTTTCCGACCATGCCAATGTGAGCATTGACCTGTTCGACCACGCCAAACTACATATAGCCGTTGTCGGCAATGACGCGAAAGTGCTAATCAATGTGTATGGCAAGGAAACCGAGGTGGACTATATAGGGCTATCCTCAATGGGAAAAGTAACAACAATATTTAACGATAAAACCACATACTGATATGGTAGATAAAAACTTACTCCTGTATCTGCCTTTTGATGACCCGGATGGCTCAAAGGCATACGACTATTCCGCCGGCCGCCATGACGCTACGCTGTCGGACGGTGCCGAATTAACCAAAATTGCCAAGACCGGCAAGGCTCTTGCTCTCAATGGGGGCGAGTGTATCACCGCGCAGGCTATCCCGTTCAGCTCTGATTTTACGGTGTGCGCCTATGTGAAAATCGCAACCACCCGTTTAGGCTGGCTCTTGAATTTACCCGGTGTAGAAAACTACTGTGAGCAATGGTTGGACGTAGCCCCGGAAATGTGGTACTTTATCGCTTTCGTGCGTAGCGGCTCCACGTTCAAAGTTTTCTTAAACAGTGAATGTGTCTATGTTGGCACTTTCAGCGGAACACCCACCGGCCTTTCTCTATCAACCGATGAACTACTCACAACGACTGCAAGCGTGGATGAGCTTCAAGTGTTCAACGTAGCCAAGACCGAGAAACAAATCCTTAAAATGCAAGCTGACACCGATGTTGAATATTACATTGACGGTGTGAATTTCAAGGACTATGGGGTGTATGTGTCGGCCTCCGATGGACTTGTCGGACGTCTGGCGCGGAAAGAAGCTCTCACCGTGGACTATGACAACTACCACGGTGTTGTGCGCGACCGCAAGCGCAAGCGTTTTAAGGAGCGTGAGATAACCCTACAATGTTTCATCGAAGCCTCCAGCCGTAGCGCGTTTGTGGAGTGGCAGAGCCGATTTTTTGCTCTCTTTGACGGTGACGGTACACACCGCCTTACCGTTGAGTATGATGGTAAAGCAAAGCCTCTTGTATATGAGGTTGACTTACTGGACGAGGCCGCCGTAGATAAAAAGTGGGGTACTTACAACAATGAGCTTATGGTGGGTAAATTCACCCTCAAGCTCACCGAGGACGAACCCGTGAAAAAGGTGTTACGCCACATATCGGGTAGCAACAACTCCAAAGCGACAATCAAAGTATCAACCTACAAGTTACTCAACATCTATTGGGGTGATGGTACTCACACTTACAACGTGGGAGGCAACGATACCACCGTTGAACACACCTACGCCCTCCCCGGTCAGTACGACATAGTTGTTACCGGGGTGATTGAGGATATTGAGAAATTTGAAACCAATGCTATTCTTATATGGGAATTGCTCAAATAATCAAGCGTAACGGCAAGGTTATCGAACTCAACACAAAGGAGCCGTTTTGCGTAGTCAAGAGTGCTACGCAAAACAGCTCTCTTATGGGCGATGACTACATTACGCTCCAAATCGTATCTACCGAATGGCTCTCTTTTGAAAAGGGGGATAAAATCATTGTGGACGGATTCGATTATACCATTAGGACTACAACGAAACGTGAGGTACAGGCTGAGGATTACTATATCTTTGAGCCGGTATTTTACGGGCCGATGTACGACCTTATGAAAACGACCTATCGCAACACCGACCGCAACGGGAAATCCGACCGCAGCACGTTTGATTTGACCTACACAATCAAGGAGTTTGTGCAGGTTTTAATCTACAATCTCAATCGTGATTATCCGGGCTTGTGGACGTTTGATGAGAATAATTGCCCCGAAACCGAGGCAAAGACAATCCAATTTTCGGGGGTGAATTGTTTGCAAGCCCTACAATCCCTTTGCTCAAAAGATAATTTCAATCTGGAATTTCTCATATCGCAAGCGGATGGCATTAGGACTATCCACATTGGTAAATTCGGGCAGCGTGTCAATCCCCCCGGAGGAGCTGACTACTTTGAGTGGGGCAAGGGCAATGGGCTTTATAAGCTCACCGAGCAAAAGATTGATGATAAAGCCATAATCACCCGTCTTTGGGTGGAGGGTGGCACGTCTAACATACGCACCGACTATCGCAATTATTCAGAG